ACGAGATCATGCCTAGTCTCGTGGGCTCGGAGATGTGTATAAGAGACAGATTGATACTATGCACTTAATGACTAACTACAGAGGCTACTTAAAACATTGGGTTTCCATTGGTAGACCAGGATTAGTAGCTTTAAAGCTTTTAACATACAACTATGTAAATGTTTATTTTTTAAATTTGTTAGCTATTATTTTCTTTGCTATCGCCACTATCTTGTTATGCTATTATGTTGATCTTTCAACTAAGGAGATTTATAACAAAAAGTATTTATATATTATCCCAAGTATTTTTCCAACCAGTCAATTATTTAGCGAACAATTTTACTTCGTCCTACAAAATTTTGAATTTTCATTAGGTATCTGTTTGGTTATACTTTCTCTCATTACTATTTACCATATTTCCAATAAAATTTTTAAATTATTCGGCTTTTTGTTACTGACGTTTACACTTACTATGTATCAATCATTCTTTGTATTTGCGTGTACCTTAATTTTATTCAAGATTTTAATGGCATTGTATTTTGCTCAGTTAAATGATCTTAAAATTTCTTTTAAAGACTATGCCTTCAAAATCGGCCATTTTATTCTACTAGCTATTTCATCTCTCGTTCTATCTCAACTAATGGCGATGTTAGCGAAAAAAGTTTTAAAAGTTGAAAGCTCCTATCTAGATAATATGATTCTTTGGGGTAAACGTCCCTTTATAGATTCTATCAACGATATTAAAGATTACGCCAAAGAACTATTCTTCCCTCCAGTCGGAGACACTTTTTTTACACCGCTGTTTTTGATATGTGTTCTTTTACTGGTCATTGTATTAATTAATATGTCCTATCTGAAACGCAAAAATGTTTTCTTCATCTTTATTACCTTGTTAGGTATTCTAATCACTCCACTCATGTTTACAATTTTAGGTGGAAAACGTCCAGCAATTAGAGGTGAAGTACCTAACTTTCCTGCTGTTTTAGCGTTATTACTCATCTTTATTATGATTTACTGGGGATACAACTTTGTGCTTAAACATTTATTAATTGGTATAGTAATTCTCTTTACTTTTATTCAAGTTCGGGAAACAACCAACCTAGAATATTCTGAGTATCTAACAGCGGAAGAAGATTTACGTACTGCTGAAATGATTACAAATAACATTTATTCAATGGAAATTGAAAATCCTGAATCCTATAAACTTTTAATGTATGGAAATCGTTCTCCTCGGAATGTTTCGAATATAAAAGGTGAAACAAACGGTGTTTCATTATTTGAATTCATGCCTAACTCGGTGCACACTAGTTTAAATACTCTAGTTTATATGAAAACATTTGGATTAAATTTTAATGATCCTACACCAGAAGATTTTGAAAAACACAAAGCTTTACAAGCGGAAATGAACGTCTGGCCTAGTAAAGATTCCATCAGAGTGGTAGATGATTGTATAATTGTTAATTTATCAAAATAAATTTCAAACTTCTGTTAATAAAAATAACCCTATTCTATTAGGAATAGGGTTATTTACATAAAATCATTTCACTACTGGAAACATTGCCTCTAGTCGAATATACCATGGCGAAGTTTTAGGCCAATCTTTTTTATAATATACCGGGATTTCTTTTCCATTGTTTTTACGATATAGCTCTTTAACAATATTAATTTCATCATTATGATATACTCGTCGTGTATTGACCCCATTACAAAACATCATTGTAGTTGCTGAGCCATTTATATCTAAAGCTCCAGTATTCGGATTAATTGGTCGTTCATATAAACATTGCATAGTTGTCAGTCCTCCATTATTAGTAATTTCTTCAGTACTTGCATCAATTTGTGCAAGTTTACCAGGATTTTGTTTGTTTATTGAATTATAAGTTGGTATTAACATATTAAAATAATTTTGATAGCCTGTCGCGGCATAGTCTGAATTTGCTCCACCTATGCGAAATAAGCCTTTACAGTATTCTTCAATTGAATTTGCACCTTCAACATTATATAAGCCATTTCTTTTTGATAATACAAATGCATATGCTTTAAAAAAATCGTTCATGGTTGCAAAATGAATATAATAACCACCTTCACCAACTGGTCTTGCTGATCCACGACTCATATTAATTCCTAAATCAGCTGGAACGCTAAAAGGTTCTGAAATTCCTGCCCAATTATTGTCTTTACTTCCAACAATTGAAATGCTTGGATCTCCCCAATGACTTTCAATAAACATTTGTGCAATCATAAAACTTGGCTTGATATTATATTTTTTTCCAGCAGAAATGATTAGACGAATATTTGATTCTGAAATGCTTTTTCCTGCATTTAATAAAGCTCCACCTGTATAAATTCCACCATTGCCACCGTTATTACTAGAGTCTCTGCCAGATCCATCTAAATTAATTACTTCTCGTGGATTGATTCTCTGCCATTTACCACCACGCCATACTTCAAAATGAAGATGGATACCTGTGGCACCCCCAGTTGCTCCACATAATCCAAGAACCGTTTGATTTGTTACTTGTTGTCCTACTGATACATTTATAGTTGCTAAATGCCCATAATAGGTCCAGTAGTTATCCATATGTCTGATAACAATGTAATTACCACCAATTGGATGATTTGGTACTACCTCTTCTACTGTCCCAGATTTAGCTGAATAAACAGGTGGATTAGTACCTGCTTTTGGAGCTAAGTCAATGCCTCCGTGAATTCCTGCTTGTCCTCCGCTCAAATAATCAGGTTCATCCCATTCTTGAGTTGCTTGATAAGAAACAGCAAGAGGACTTAACCATGTGTCTGCCATAATTCCCCTCCTTAATATTCTTTCCATGCGTCCATGGAGAACATATGTCCTTATCTAAAGTCTATAACTAAACACACCCTTTTTTTGCTCAAACTTCTAACCAACCTAATTGTCGTGCTAATTCCTCTAAGAATTCACTATCCCTCCTTTTAATCGTTGATAAACTTAAATAAGTTTCATAGGCCACAATTTCATTCTTTTTACGTGGATAGCCATTTTTATACTTAGAAATAAAAATATCACGTACATCCGATGTTGCATCTGATAAAACCTCTTCAACTGTATTTAAAAAAAACTTATGAAAAACTATTTGGTTCAAACTTATTTTTTCATTTGACTTTTCTTCAAAGTATAAAGAAAAAGAAGATTGGGGGTAAACTAATGCATCTTCATACTTTTTTAATTGTTTTTCTATTTTTTTATAATCACATAATAATTGACGAATATGTTTTTTTATTTCTGATTTCATACTGCCACTCTCCTAATAAATTAATGTTTGCCCTGGATAAATTAAGTTAAAATTAGTTAACCTGTTTCGCTGTGCTAAAGCTTGGTATGTCGTACCAAGTTTGGCTGCAATACTTGATAAATTATCACCGTATTGAACCGTGTAAACGTTGCTTACTGCTGATCCATTTACTTTCAAAAATTGTCCAGGGTAAATAAGGTTTGGATTAGCCAATTCATTTAACGAAGCTAAAGTTTGATAATCAGTACCGTATTGGTAAGCAATGCTCGATAATGTATCGCCATATTGAACCACATGTGTTACTTCTGGTTGTTTATCAGGAACAGTTGTTGAATCTGGCAATAGTTCAATATCGCCTTTACTAATCCACGATAAGATGCCTTCTAGCAACACTCTGCTTCCAGTTACTTCTTGCACTTTATAGCTGTTTCCTTTTACCCAATCTGGAATAGCTTCACCAGTTGCCCAAGCATCAACATTAAATTTCACTTTGACGGTATCACCGACTTCAACTGCAGAAGTAGGTGTTTTATCTGCTTCTTTACCTTCCTCAATAGCTGGTGTGTCCGTTTCTGGTTTGTCAGTAGCCGTATAACCATTATCAGTGATACCTGTTAAGTCTACGTTACCATCTAACCCACCAGCAATATAAGTAGATGTAAACTGCCAAATTGCAATACCATCCATACTTGGAAAATAGTTATACAATGGACTTGGTGTTACCTCATAACTAGGATATGCAGCAATCCATAAAGAGTTAGGAAATTCTTTAATAATTCGCTGATAATCTACATATTGCAATGTAAAAGGTTTGTATGAATAATACATTGGCGTGTACCCTGCTTGTTTAATTCGGCGCATGCCATATAGGATTGTTTCCGTATTGGCGTTTACATCAGGACTAGCTCCATGTTCAAAATCTAATGCAACAATGGAATTTTTAGGCGTTTGGATACGTGGCAAGAAATAATCCATTGTTGTTTTAGCAATGTCCATGCTACCGAACGTATCGTACCAGATATAAGTGTGCGCTCGTTTTCCTTGAGCAATGGCACTTGCTACTTGCGTTTTATAGGTATACTGCTCGTAAATACCACTAGCATTGTAGCCGCCAATTTGAGCAATAGCGAATTTATCATGAGCATAACCAAAACGACCTTGTTCACCTTGATAAATGGCCCAATCAACACCTTGATCGCCTTTGGTAGCAAATACATTTAAAGGCATAAAAAATAGAGCGATTAACGCTCCGACTAAAATTTTCTTTTTCAATTCGTTTACTCCTTGTCTTTTAAATTATATGCTGACACACCTGTTACTACTCCTAAAAAAGTTGCAATGGCATTGATAGTTAAAACAGCCATATCTGTTTGCTGCCATCCATAACCTTTGCCTAACGTTGCTACTAAAACAGATATGGCTGGAAGTACAGTAAGTACTCCCCATTTGATAATTTTGTAGTACTTATCTGGTAGAATCATTTTTTTGCTCCTTTCAATTCTATTATGTCATGTTCCGCTTCTTGCATTCGACCTTCTAATTTAAAGGTTCTTTCAATTACACCATTATGTTTTTCTACTTTTTTTTCTAACTGTTCTATTCTGTAAGCTGTCAAATTGGCACTAGCTACCACGCCAATAAACGCACCAAATGTACTGCCTACTAACCCTATTACAGCAACAACTATTTCATTTGACAAAATCATTCCTCCAATTTAAAAACCGCTTAGCTTTTTGCTAAACGGTTATTTCATTTAAATAAATTTATAAAAATCATTATCACGTTAAGTATCTTAAAAATCCTCTCAAATATAAAACCGTATATGAAGATTGATTAGAATTACTTTGAAATGCAATAGTATCGCCAGCTTTTACATCAAATACATCTGTCAAACCAGCAGCGTGTAATCCTCCTGTACCTTGATTACTCCTGTTCATAACCGCATTATTCTTTGTAAGCTCAATATTACACCAACCTGCTGGAGCATTGGTTGTATAGCTAGTAACAACACTAATTATTCCATCTTTTAATACTTTAATTTTATTCGCTGATAACTCAAAAAATTCATTATTAGTGATGACCTTTTGAGAAATAGGAATGACCTTAATTCCTGTACCACTGATTGATACTGTATTAGGGGCAGAAAAAGCTATTACTTTTTCAGAAATAACAGTTTGTCCAGCGATTTTCGGAGGATTCATAAAATCTTTTGTTCCTGCTATTTCTTGGTCTCCAGTTTGAGTCACCGCTTGCCCTTTAATAGCATCTGCAACATTTTTAGGGCTCATATATTTGGTCGTTGATGTTCCAGCAGATGCTTCGCTATCAGTAGCAAATCCATAATTTTTAACATTGCCCAAGCCAACTTGACTTGCTGTCACTTTATGTGGATTGTCTTGACTTTCCGTATGCTCCTTTAGTTGTTCCTCTCTTACAAAGCCACTTTTTGCTAATACATCTTGCGCATTAATACTAATTTCTAATTGAATAGCTGAATAGTCAACATCCAGATTAGCAGTTGTCACTCCATTTGATGGATCTGTATAGCTAATTAGATAGATAAGACCCTCGCTAGTAATGAAATTTTTATCAGTGACTTGAACTGATAAATCTTTGTATTCGCCAGCATTTTCTTGAATTTGAGTGGTCCACGAGTCAGTTGACTCAATATAAGTGGAAACTTTAATTGTTTTGTTGTTAGGTGTAGTGGCTTTAACACGTTCACTAATAGTAAAAGCGACAAAACTATCTTTTAATAAAACCACCGCTTCTTCTTGACTTAATCCTTCAAAATTTTGAGGAATTAATTTTTTTGCAGCTTCTAAAGCATTGAACACTCCTAACTGTTGTGGTATAACTCCGCTTTGCGTCGAACCACTACTCACTCCAGAATCATCACGGCTTACTAATTTGTTGTAATCAGATTGAGAAACTTCATTCCATGTATCTTTTGGTTTTTTTAGTACTTTAGCTGTTACATCTGTAAAATATTGATTTGCATTTGTTGCTGTATTACCCGCTGTTTTTCCAGTGAAATCCATAGGTACTTTTACGTTTGTTGTTCCAGAAAGTAACGATACTCCTTCTGATTTTGTCATGCGGTCATTAAAGTCAACTTGTAATCGAGTAGCTAATGTTGATTGTGTTATCCCTTGTGTATCTGTTCTCGCTTGTACGATTTCAGGATTACTGTCACCAGCTTCTCCAACAAGTTTTTCAAAGTCATTACGCAAAGCATCAAATTCTTGTTTATTGTTGTTTGCTGTAGATACCGCTTGATTTGAAGTATTAATAGCCGTTTGAGAATTAGTTAAAGCTTGGTTTGCTGTTTCATTCGCTTGATTCCCTGCTTGTTCTGCAATTTGTACGGCTTCTTTTCCGGCATCGTCAGCAATTTTTTTGGCATCATTAATTCCTTCTGTCAACTGACTTTGATAATCATTTATTTTTTCAACAGCAGTATTAGATTGATCCAAAATTGCATTAATTTTTATTCGACCTTGATTCAGCGTGTCGGTTTCTTTAATTTGCTCGATAGCCATTTTCTCACTCCTACTCTGCATTAATGTATTCAATTGTAGCTTTTTGTAAAATACGATTTCCTATTTTGATGAATGGCGAACTATTATCAATCAGTTCTGCAAAATAATCATCTAACGTTTTACCTGATTCATCATTAATTATAAATTCTTCTTGTTTGCTAATTAGTTTTACTGTTAATCTCATTTAAAATTGTCCTCCTAATTGTGATTGTATAAAGACACGACAAATAACCTGCGCTTCGATTCGTGCAAGTTTGTTAGGTATTATCTTGATTGTATGATTACCTCTAGAGATTTTACCGCCACTAGTTTTCCTAAGGTAATTAACAATGTTTAGTCTTTGTTGGCTAGTATCATGAACTGGAATGGTGGTACCATCTACAACTATATCAACACTAGTTGCGCTACTTGGCGCCTCATAAATCCCCCATTCTAATGGATGGCTATGATCAGGTAAAGTAATTTGGTGTGTATGTGCCGGTATTCTTACTTGGTGGCTATGGCTAGGAACCGATATGCTGTGAGTATGGTTTGGTATAGAAATATTAAAATTGTGACTATGATTAGGCGTATTTACAGTATGAGAATGCGCTGGTGTAGTCACGTTATGAGTATGATTACCTGAGCTCGTCTTTGTGTACCAATCTGTTGATGCAGTCGACATCAGTCTAAATCTCATACCTGACCCCGCATCCATTTCTCGATAAAATGCACTTGATTCAGTGCTACCATTATTAGTTGCAACTAGGTGATTATGATCTCCACCAGCAGAACTTGTTTGAGAACTTTGTCCATTTACAGAACTAGATTGAATACTACCTCCTCCGCCACCTGTGGTGGATCCGCTAGAATAGCCTCCTCCAGCTGAACTTGAAACGACACTTCCACCACCAGCTGAACTCGTTTGTGTTGAAGCTCCACCAGCTGACGTACTTTTTACTGTAGCTCCTCCGCCTTTTACGGCTTTTGTATAACCACGATAGCGCTTAGTTTTAAAAGTCAGTTCCACAGTATTTACATGAAAAACATCATCATCTAAGAAGAATTCAATTTCTGCTGGGTATGCCTTTTCGCAGTTATCTTGATAACTGTAGTTCAAAATATTCGTTGCACCTTGCGAGTATGTCTCATTTATTTCCTGTTTACGTTTCAAATCAGACATTGTTGTAGTAAAATCGTCAGATAAATTACCAAGCTCTAGCTGAATATCTTGTGGGGCGCCGAACACATCCTGTTTTGTCTCTTTTTTTATACGCAAATTTATACTTCCAAATTCATCTGTGTTGATCATAATCACAGTTCCTTGTCTTAACTTATCAATGCTTAAAGGTTCATCTGTTAATTTCAATAAATCAGCCGCAGTCACATCCCAAGAAATTTTAGGTTGTGCCCATTTTTTTAACATGTTGATTGCATTGTCTTTTAAAGCTTGTGGAACTGTGAATCGTTGGTCTACCCAAACATATTCAACTAAACCATGTTCTTTTATAGACTTTGCATCTTCAACATAAGGAATATTTTTATTTACTGATTTAATATTTATCTGATTGACGCCTTCACCAGCACCTAAAGGATAAACTCGATTAACTAAATTGTTGGGATCTCTTTCAATCTCAAATCCTTGCATATTATATCCTTCTTGAATACGAGCAATAGGCTCTGTTGGTGGCTTCACTAAAGATAATTCAAATGGATAAACTCGGGTATTCCATTGCCACATATAGTCTTCATCAAATGCTTGAGGAATACTAAACAAGGCATCAGCGAGACCATTTTCATTTTCCCATGCATAACTAAAATACCGAGTGAATTCACATTTTTTTAAAACCCAGTGTTTTGTCCTTTGTTTATTCAAAAGATAGTTAATAACATCAACCGTTTTTCGATTCACTAGTTCATGATAACCAAAAAGAACTGTGTCTAGCAAAGTACACAGGGCTTCATTTGCCGTATACGTGATTGAATTGTTACTAGCATCTTTGCGAACCGTTGAAGGCATAACACGGTATAACCCTATATATTCATTCTCATTATCTGTTAGTTCAACCCATAACATTTCTTGCAAAAATTCATTTTTAGGATCATCCAACGGCATTGAAAATTCTAGATTCCCTATTTGATTTTCAATTTTTTCATATCCAACATTATAAGCGTTATCTAAAACTGCCGTGTATTCTCTTTTTAAATCCATTGCCATCAACATATTTTAGCAACACCTCCTATAAGAAACGATTTGGATATCGAATAGTTAGATTAAAAGTACTATCTTTCGCTTGGATGTATAGTGGCTCATTTGGATAAATATAAAAATCGTTCATAGGACGAATCATTGGCTTCCCATTTTTCGTAATATTAAACTGTTCTGTATCAATCACTATTTCTGATTTATCAAAATCACCAATATCAATAGTATCGCTTCTAGTTTTTATCCACACGCCTCTACCAGTGCCTTTTATAGTAATAATCGGTTTTACTTTTAACCCTTCAACAGTTGGATATATTTCAATTGGCTTCACCTCTTGACCGTTATCCCCCATTAAATAGGAACGGTTTTGAAAAGTAATCATAGTAGATCCCCAGTATGCTCCGCCTTCAATCGTAATTGGTAAGTCAACAGCCCCTGATCCAGTATTACCCATAAGATAGTTAGCCTGAAACGTTATTTCTGTTGAACCCCACATAACACTAGTAGCATCGCTTCGAGTATATTTATATGGATTATTCAACAAAATTGTAAATGTACCAACGACTCGATTCAATCCCTCAGGAACTGCATCAATGTCTGATTTACTACCCGACCAAAGCATTTCTGGTTCATCATTAAACCAAATCTGTACATCTTTTTCTGTAAACAAAGCAACGTTTAGTCTGTTAAAAGAATCCCTAAACGCTTCGTTAGAGTTAGCCTCAACTTTGAATTTAACCGTTAATTCTCTTTCCGGAATACGAGCATAAACATGTCGCATTCCATCACGAATTCCCAACTGGTAGCTTTGTATCTCAGTAGGAGCTAACTCTCTTCCAACAACAGATAATGTTCTATAACCTGGAACTAAATCTTCTAAAAAGGAACCATTAAAATTCATGGCTTCCGAAGGCAAAGAGGCTTTTGTTTGTTGTTCATTTACATCAATAAAGTTGTATAACATTTAGCGCCTCCTTCCTAAAGAAACATTCTTTTTATCTTGTTGATTCTGCAATTCTTTACTCATTGGTTTAGCAATAACCCTTGCAACCTCTGAACTATCGAAAATAACAGGTACCTCCACAGTGAATTTTGAAGATACATCTCCAGAAAACGCTAAACTTTGTGTTCCGCCACTAAATGACAGATTTGAATTTAAATTATCCAGCGCTGGCATGGCTACTTTTTTACTTAGTCGTTGCATAGATTTTTCTACAAAGTTTGAATATTTATCAATACCAACCGCTACTCCTGCAGGAATCATTTTACCTACTTCGTCACGCATTACACGTGATGGAGAATGAATATCCATAGCGCTTTTCATTGTACTTACAATTTGATCTGCCACACCTCTTGCTGCAGCTAAAGCACTATTAGCATTGGCGTTAATACCATTAGTCAATCCATCAATTGCATTTGCTCCGATAGAATTCATTTCTGATGGCAATTTATCCATTGCAGAAATTATTTTATCAACAATAGACTCAACAGCTCTTACTGGATTCATTGCGTTTTGTTCGATACCGTTTGATAATCCAGAATCAACATCTTCACCAATTGAGTGAAATACACGAGAAGGAGAGTGAGAATCTAAACCTTTTCTGGCACCAGAAACAATATCATCAATCATTTGATTAGATGTTTTTACAGGAACTCCTTTGCCGTCGTCAACACCTTTTTCTAATCCTTGAGGAATGGACTTACCAATACCTCTGAAATCAGCTTTTTGGACTTCCCCTTTCATGTCTTCCCCGACTTTAGGAACAATTCCTTTGGTCATTTCTTCGACTGCTGTACGCCCGTTCTCAATACCTGCTTTAAAGTTTTCGGTTACACTTAGACCAACGCTATTAAAATCGGTGCTCTTAATTTGTGTCATTAATGTATCTTTTTGTGTTGGGATTAAGCTTGCTATTTCCTCATTTACACCATTTTTACCTAACTGATAACCTTCTTTCATTGCGTTCATGGAAGTTTCGCCTGTATTACGATAAACATCATTTAAGCGTTGTAATTGTTCGTCTGAAGAATTAACTAATTCTGCTGCTTGAGCAGCACCTTCTGGCCCCATTTTTCTTAGTTGCTCTAAAAGACCTTCATCTACCCCTCGTTGTGCTAATGTAGCAATATTAGTGCTCCATTGGCTAACAGCTTCTTGATTTTTTTGTAAATTTTCAGCCATTTGATCAACTGAAATAGCTTGTTTTTGCTGGATAACATCAAAGGCGCTCCCTACTTTTTCTTCAAGTGATGAATATTCTGAACGCATTGCATCCATTGTTTCTTTCGTCTTACCACTTAAAGCATTGTATGAAACTGTTTGATTTAACACACCATTTTCCACAGCTTGGCTTGCACGCTGCATTGATTGTTCATGGGCATTAGCTGTATTTATAATTTCATTCGTCAATTCCTGTTGAACGCCCTTTAACACTTGCTCTTGCTCGCCCAACTTTTCAATATTTTCACGAGCTTCTTTTGTATTCCCGCCAGATTCTTTTAATGTCTGATTCCATTTTTCTCTAGCGGCATTGATTTCCATCAGCTTCGCTTCATTATCATTTCGTTCTTTTAACATTTGATTAATGTTTTCTTGAGCTTGAGAAGCTTCATCTAAAGCATTATAGGCATCAACTTGTTGTTGAATTGTTCCAGGCATTTCAGATAAAATATTTTTTTGATCGTCATAAACTAAGTTTAAACCTGTCATTTTACCGTTTAACTCTTCAACAATTTCTGTCATGCGTTTTTTCTCGCTGTTACTCAATTTCTCTTTTGCAGAGAGCATTTCCATTTCAGAAATCATTGAATTATATTTTTCTTTAGTATTATCCAATTCAATAGCTTCATCTTTTCGTGATTGTGCATGTTCTTGATTCTTTTTAATCAAATCATCTGTTGTTTTCATAAGGCTTTCTTGTTCTTTTTTAACTGCCTTAGTTGATTCAGTTTCCTTATTTAACCATTTCCACAAGTTTACCCCTACAGCTACTAGTCCTCCTATTGCAGCTGTTACCCAACCAATAGGGCCCATCAACAATTTCATAGCGGTACTAAAAACAGTTGTAGCTACTGTAGCTAAACTAATTGTTCCGGTCAAAACGCCAATGATTGTATTTTGCGCCACTAAAAGACCAGTTTTTATTGCTATTGCTGCAGAATTGGCTTTATCGGCTGCTAAGTTTAACATCCATGCTCTTCCGAGTGCTGTGGTAGACAACGTTGCCAGTTTTGATATTCCATTGTATAAACTTATTGCGGTTGTATAAGCTTTGATTGCCAATTCAGATTGTTTTATATAACCTGTCACTTGCTGAATTACTTTCAATGCTGTAAAAGTGGCAGCAAAACTGGCAATTGTTGGTAGTAATGGTGTTAAGGCTGTACATATCGACGTAATAGCTTTTCCGAATAGTTTCATCAACGGAATAGTTGATTGAATCGCTGCATCAATTGCCTTAAAAGTTATATTAACTACATTTTTTAAAGAGTCTAAGTTTTCGGCAATATTTTTTCCTGTCACTGCTTTGGATAATTCATCAAATGATTTAATAACTGTAGTTACACCTTTAACGGTGGCTGTTTTAATATTTGCCCATGAGGTCTTGATACCTTTTGAGTTTTTCTTGGCTAAATCCGCAAAACCACCTACGCCTTTGTCCAACTCAATCAAACGATTATTGAACTCATTAAATGTAATATCTCCTTCTTTTAAGGCATCATATAATTGGTTAACTGAGTTTACACCTTGTTCTTTGAAAGACTTAGCAACTTTATCCATCGCAATCGGCATTGTTTCTTGTAATGTTCGCCAAGACTGCATATCAACTTCACCCTTACCGAGCATTTGAATATATTGTTGCATACCACGAGTTGCATCAGCAGTTGAAGCTCCAGAAGCAAGAAAGGCATCATTTAATGCAATAGCTGTGTCAGTTCCTTTACTCAAGCTACCAGTTGAAATTGCTAACTGTTGCGTATTTGATACGATTTCATCTAACGATGTAGGAAGCCCATCAATTCCATCACTTAACTTAGTCATTGATCTATCTACATCTTCTGTTGAGTAACCTAGAGCCTTCATAACTACAGGATATTTATTCAACGTATCAAAACGGTTAATAGCTCCTTCAACAGAATCCTTAACCATATTTACGGCCGTAGACACTAATTTTACGGCACCCACACCTGCTCCAATACTAAGAATTGACTTGCCTAATTGATTCCCTTTAGTGGTGCTTTTATCCAATCCATCCCCTAGCTCACCAGATTGCTTGTTTACACCAGCCATTGAACGTTCAGCGCTACTCATCGTGCTACTAAACGTTCTATCAGTAGCAGTAAGTATTGCTTCGACTGAATATGATTCCATTATTTTCCTCCTTTCCTACTTATTTGCTTTTCTTAATAAATCAATTGCTCCTATATCAACTTTTTCATCAATTAATGATTTACCCAAAATAAGCTTCTCTCGTTCTTCATAATTGAAAAACTTATTGAATTCCTTATAATAAGGTTCAGATTTTTTACCTTTAGTCGCCTTAATTTGGTTATTTAGCCAAGATTGAAGATAGAGGTCTCTTTCATGGTCGAGTCTTTTTAACTGAAACGCCAATAGCCTAACTTCATATTCATACAAAGTCATTCGTTCAATTTCTGATAAATCAGTAATTTCTAGGTAACGAAAACAATTAATAAGAATATTTTCATAAGCTTCAGCTGAGCTTAGTTCCTCTCTTACTTGTTCTCCATCAGAGCTTTCTTGAAATTTCTGACCGTTAACTTTCCCGCATTGCTTTCTTCTAAGTTTTTCAACGTTTCATCAAATAATGTCTCAATATCATCAACAGTTTCAACAAACTCATCTACTTCATCCTTAGAAGGTCTACTTTTTTCCGTAATGGTAGCTGTGTAAAGTACATCAGATAAAACAACGATATTTCCACTTACTAGCTGCGGTAATAATGTTGTTAACCCCATTCCAAGATTCACATCATTGCGAACTACCCCATGCTGCTTATCCAATTCACGAATAAACTTGACTCCAAAAATACAGTTATATTTTTTTCCTTTAATTTCGATTTGCATGCCTTTTCCTCCATAAGAAAAGGGCAGCCGATAAGCTGCCCTCTAAATTTATATTTTAAGCTTGATTATTCAATGTTAAGGTGTGTTGAGCTGTTTTTTTACCATCCTCTGTTGTTCCTGTTGTGGTATAAACACCAGTCGGTACCGCTTCTGTCCAAGTAATATTTCCTGTTTCAGAGACAGCAAGACCTTCTGTTACAGGTGAAATATCATAGTTTACCTTCTTGTTGGTTGCATTTTCAGGTAAAACAGTTGCTGTGATTTGTCGGCTACCTGCAGTACCCGCATCTGCTGTTGATGTTTTAGGAGAAAACTCTAAGCCAGTTACAGCAATAGACAATGTTTTAAAAGCTGGAATATCTACTCGCTCTGATTCTTTCCCATTAACAACACGAGTTACTTGGTACTCACCAACTGGCACAGAGGTGTTAGGTTCCATTCCTGTTATAGTTAAAGGTGATGTGCCGGAAACAACTTCGGTTTGGCCTTTATAAATTTTAAAAGTATCCACCATATTTATTTTCCTTTCTTAGCTTAATTCAATAGATGCCCCATCGACTGTAGGAGTTACACCTCCAACAACAGGGCTATCTACTTTCCCGAATCATCTGTTTCAATAGTCGTATCTTTGAAGATGTATTGAACTACTTCTTCTTGATCAGCAGTTAATGTTGCAAATCCTTTTGCACCTTTGCCATTGATACCAAATTCTAATGAAACTTCTACAGTGTCTTCAGCATTAGGTGATTTACCAAATGATGTTAAATATCCTTGATAATAAGTTGCCTTGTACTTGTCAGCATTATCTCCTGTACCTTTTTCTGCTTTGTTGATTTCCCAGATTTCAATAATATCGTCATTGTCTAAAGCTTCTTCTAGCTGGTCAACATACGGATCAGCGACTGATAAAATAGATGTTGCCGAAAAATCAATTTCCAATGATCCTGGGATACGAATCGGACCATCTTTAGTTGCTACGGAGTCGCTATCTTTTGTTTTTGTATTTTCATGCTCTGTCTGGAAAGCTAATTTCCATGCTGCTTCCTCTTTTGATTTTTTTAACACACGGAGCAGTAAAATAATATCAATACCTTTAGTCGCTACTTTTGCTTCATTAGCCATTTATATTCCTTCTCTCTATAGTATTTTGAATTCTAAAGATATCATTGCCCGCTTCAATGTTGTGTTAGTCGAAATGTCATCTACTAACCGAATACCGCTTGATTGGATATTTAGCGACCAATAATAACCTTCCGTTTCAGAAATAGATAGAGCCTCAGCAAAAATTGCTGAAGCCATATCCGATATTTGTTTACGTTTTTTTGCCAATCCCCATACAGATAGATTCAATGTAACCGAACCTTTAATATCAGTTTTGTTGGCTTGGTGCAGTGTCTGAGTATCTTCTAATTCGACAAATGGATAACCTACATCATTCATAGGTTTATAATCGTAGGTTTCATAACCCAGTGATTGACACTTCTTATACACTTCATCGAAGATTGATTGATCTCTTGTTTTAATCATTTCATCAACCTTTCCAAGTCCGTTCTAAATTTCACTTTTTGTTGTTTCAGCGGTGGTAAAAAGAAATCACGTTTCACCATAAATCTCGTACCGTTTATTAAATACGGTGCGTATTCCGTTCCTGGTCCTGTATGCCCAGAAAAACCATTGTTCGAAAGCCTCATAACGATACTTCTTTTTGTTGCCCCAGTAGGTTTAACAAACTTTTTACCTTCCCAGTGTCCAGTTAACACTTTTCCGGCTTCAGCTTGCATATTGGCGGTTAATTCTGCTGTGTTATTTCTAACAACTTTTTTCACATCATCAAGTTGAGCATTTCTCTTTAGTTTTTTAGAAATTCCAGCTAATCCATTAATTCTTACTTGACTTCTTGCCATCAATAGTCACTTCCTGAATAATCAAGCTATTTCTTAATGCAGGAACTCTACTTGTAATAACTTCCCAAGTTTTACCCTCAAACTCAATGTAATCAAATTCTGGAATAACGAAAAGGGGCTGTGTCCTAATGACCTTAGCCCCTTCTTTAATGCTTCCGAAAATAGTAATAGAACGATCTGTACCAATATCAGTTACATTGACATCAGCAGTTTTTCTAAACGGTTCTTCTTCAATCCATTCACCTGAATTTGGATCATAATGCGATTCTGAAGATTTTTTTACAAAGGTAATTTCATCTAAATATCTCATGAAAATGTAAACCTCCCACGTTTAGGCTTATAAAGTTCTTCTATTTCCTTATTCTTATACTCTTCAATCTCATCTTGATATTCAGAAAAATCAGAGTCTGGAAATGCCATAGATAAACCTTCTTGAGAATAAGATTGCATTCCTTCTTGGCCAATACGATTAAATCGTTTTAAAGTGACTTCATATACAACTGAATCAAAACTTTTTGGTAACTCAGTGACATTCAATATATTTTGAAGCCGATCTTTTGTACGTCTTTCAATGATTTCTAATTTTTCATCAAGACTGCCATTTAATAATTTTTTTACATCATTTGCTATCTCTGACATCAAAACACCACCTAAGTTAGTTCGATTGTCGCCCCATTTGTTGTCGGTGTTACTTTTCCGACAACAGGGCTAGTTACTCCCCCGCAGCTTTTGGTTGAATCTTAGCAAATGCTTCATCTTTGATGACCATGAAACCAATATCCATTGTAGCTCGTAAAGCAACCAATTCTTGTTCGTACAAGTTGACAGGCGTACCGTCTTCATTCGTTAAAGTAGATAATTGAGCTTCTTCTGAAATTTTGAAATTAATGTTAAATGGGATACCATAGCGCAAGTAATCAAAATCACCAGTATAAAGGTTTCCCTTATCCATAGATTTTAGATCTGCTACAGGTAGTCCATCAATAGTATTGCTGACACGATCATAAATAAATTGAGTTGTGTCACCAATTTTTTTACTTGCTTCACGTAACACTGTACGATTCTTACGATTAGAAATGAAAGCATTCGGATCGTATTCACCTTCTCCAAGCAAATCCTCTAATGCTAAAATATTGTCATATGTCAAGTCGCCCTCAATTACATTACTAGCTGCAATGACAGATTTTTCAATAGATTGAGAGAATGGATTTTCTTTATCAAGGATAGTAGCCGCATCAATTTTCTTATAAAATGCTTCTGCGATTTTTGGTTGCATTTGAGTAAAGAAATCAGACATCTTATAAGTTAAATATTCCCGAGAAACTGGGATAATAACACCAATTTTTTTCGCAGTCATCGTTACGTTTAACCATTTAGGTTTAGACGTTTTAATCTTTTCGCCTTCACCAACCCAGTACGCCCCAGGACCTTCTGCAAAGTATTCGAATTTCTTTTCTTTGCCGTCCATTTCTTCATATTTAGCCAACTGCATTAACTTAGAATTTTCCATCACATCTTTTAAAATTAACGTGTTGTACTTATCTGGAATTGTTCCATCTTTTTTCTCTAATACAGTGACGTTGTCTGGATTCCATGTTTGAGCAAACATTTGAATATCCATTTTCATTAATTGTTTTTTCTTCATTTATATTTCCTCCTATTTTACAATTCGTTTACTTGCTGCAAGAGCTGCAACTGATTCGGTTTCTTTTTTATCAGTTGAAAATTGTCCACCCTCACCTGGTGTTTTTTGGCGAGCATTTTCTTTCTTAATCATTGATACATAGTTCGTAACAATAGCGACAGCTTTTTTTGTAGCTTCCGCATCATCTGAAACAATCAATCCTAGCAAATCATCGTCATGCGGCAAACTAGCCTCTGAAAGCATTTTAGAAGCTTCCTTTGACATGGAAACTAATGCTTGACTACGTTCCAATTCCGCAATTTTTGCTTCTAGCTGTTTCTTTTCATGTTCAGCTTTTTCCTGAGCATTCATTTTTGCCAGTTTTTCTGCTTCTGCTTGTTTTTCTTGTTGCTCTTTTTCCCAAGCTTCTTTTGTTTTTGATACTTCAGCAGCGATCATTTTTGCTACTTCACCACGAGAAAACGTTTTTTCATTACCTTTATCTTTGCCGCTGTCTCCTGGCGGTGTTTGCTCTTGACCTCCGGCCGGTTGGTCCGTACCTCCAGTGCCAGTATCTGGATTATCAGCAAAGAATTGTAAATGCATTGGCAATAATAGTTTTTTTGTTTTCATGATTATCCTCCACGGTTACGCCGCTACCCGATATATTTGATAAGTTACGCCTATCAATCGAAACAGCTTTCTCTTTAGTGCCTGTAAGCAGTAAGAAGGCAATATAAAAAGCCTAACGTTTGTTAGACTCTTCTCTCTTTAAATATTCTTCATAATCAGCATCTAAGTAATCGTAAGGATCGTCATTCATAGAATCACTCCTTTCTGCCGTATTTTTCATAAACTTGTTTTATCTGATTGATATTATCCGTTTGAATTAACATTTGTTCACCATCATCAATAATAATTGAGATAAATTTAGGTTTACCTTCAAGCAATTTCTGAACTGTTTCATCATTAATGAGACAATCTATTTGCTTAAACGCGCCAGTTTCATCGTCAACACCTGACCAATAAACTAAAGAATAACTTTTCAACTTGATCCCTCGACTTCTTTTCTTAATTTAGAAATTAGTCTGTTTAGCTTTTCTGTCAATTTACCTTTCTTTTTTGTGCCAAAGTTTGTTTTTCTTTGTTCATGCATTAATAGCTTAATTTCGGTATTCATATACATTATTGTCGCTTTATACCCACAATTGGCACATTCAGCATAATGGTGTTCAATATCCTTCGTGATATTTTCAGATTTTCTAACTAACGGAGTGTATTTATTGCATTGATTACATTTATATAGATTATCCATTTACAAACCTCTTTCTTTCAGCGACTTTTCATAATCTTCACTAACTTTAGGGACAGTAGAGCATTTGCAATGGGGATGCATGTATGGAGCATTAATGCCTTTTTTCATCTTTAATACTTTATAAGGACTACCCTTAGCTACTCTTTTACATATTTCACAGGCAAATGGTTCTGCAATGTAATCATATTCTTCGATATCTGCATCTAAGTAACTTTGCTTTTGAATATCTGTTTGAATACCAGATATTTCAGTCATCATCAACCTGTTTAGCTTGTATCTTATATTTAGTTGGTTGGGCTTTAAAAATTTAGCCATCTCTTTTGCGACGGCTCTTGGATTTTTACCTTGAGTGATTGCCTGAGTGATTGTTTTTTCTAAATCAGCTTTCATTTCAACAAAATTTTGCCAAATGTTATCACTAAACGAAGGGAAGTCACTTGATTTGAATGATGCATTAACAATTTTTCTAACCTTAGACGAATAATTTTCTTTAACGGTTTCGCCTAATATTCCCGCCTGTCTTAAATACTCATCTTTTGCTGCTTCAGATAACTGAGAATATCCCCACTTGTCAAGCTCATCAAACAACGTGATTAGTTCTAAGCCAATCCGAGACTTTAATAGCTCTAATCTAGACACTCGCATTACTAAGTTATAGATTTTCAATTCTTTATTGGCCTGTGGACTAAAGTCTTTATTTTTCACATATTCCTTCGCTTTTCTTTCGAAGCGTTTTACGTCCATCTTATTAGCCATTTTTCTTGCTTCGCTAATCGTAATCTTTTGACCATTGGAAAATCTATCCCAGTTAGCTTCAATTTCGGTTTGAATCGCATCAATAGCATTTTGAAGCTGTTGAACAATTTCTTTTTCTCTATTGCGATCTAGCTTCATCTGTTCTTTGATCCAAGATTCTTCACGATTTTTCAAGTAGGACATTCAATCATTCCTCCTCGGTTTCCTTTTCCGATTGTTTAGCTAAAAATTTTGCCTGATTTACTTTCGTTTTGGCTACTTCTTCATCAGTAATATCTAATGGTTTATTTTCATTTTTTACACGTTCTAATTCAGCTTGAACATCATCAACAAACGAAGCTAGACCTAAAATTGTTTCTTGGCTTAACTCAGCTCCAGAGTCAATCAATGTTTTTAATTCTTCTAGAATTGCTTTCGGAAGATTAGGAGTAAAGATAATTCGCAATCCTTTTAAATCGGAGTTATCAATCTCAGAAACACTTGATTTCAGATTAAATAAAAGACGATAGCGCCGCACAAGACTTTTTTTAAATAGTCTTTGCTTTACTGCCGTCATTTGATTGAAACCAAACATTTTATACTTCATTGCTTCTCCTGATTGAACACCAGAAAAATTTGTATCTGTTAAATCTGGAATCATAGATATTTCATGTATCCCTTTCCTCACTCGTTCTTTGTAAGCTTCAACGCCGTTTACATCGTATTGTTTATAGATGTAGTTAGCATTCACTGAGGTCTTGTTACCGTTGATATCTGTGCCAGATTCAAGCAAAAGCATGTTCGCTTCTTTTTGCTTAATAGCATCTTCGGTTGATAGACCCACTGCTTCGATGTCCCCACTAATCACTAACAGCGCATCGTTTAAATCCGTCATGTAATTAGCAGTGTCAGACTGTCCAGCATCATACAAATCGATTTGAGATAAAATATCTTCATACAATCCCATTCTAAAACGATTAGGAGAGAACTCAGTTATCTGAACTTCTTTGTAATCATGAGAATCCTCTTTTGGATCACTTAGTTTAATCGTAGCAAGAGTCGTTTCAGCGTAAGTAATGATTTTGTCTTTTGTGTAAATTATCGGTTGAATATACTGTTTGTCTGCATCTATAGTAAATTTAGTTTTAGGATAACGAACAGCAAGTATTGGTCTACGCTTGACCGTTGTATCATAAACAACAAACGTTTCAAAAACATTGCATAGATCAACATAATCAACGTCATCTTCATCTCGATATATGATTTCATAAGCTCGACCGTATTTATCCATATCTAACCACAATTCTCCATTCAATCCATCAATGTCATTATCTTGATTGAAATTATCAATGGCCTCTTGACTAGCTTTATTATTAATTTGGACTTTTAATGGATTGCCTGTATTGTATCCAACATCAAACGTTGCAAGAACTTTTCCAAAATTATGAGCAGCTCTATGGTCTGCTTTTTCTTTTTCCTTACGGCGACGATTTTTGATGATGTTTGTATTCTTCGCTTTATAATAATCATCCAAAACCTGTAGACGTGGAACCTGGTGTTCATTATGGTGCGCAATCATTTTTGCTAAAACATCAGCATTCTCCAACAATTCATCCGCAGAACTATATCTATAATGAATATTGGATTCTACGCCAAAGCTAACAAAATTTTCATTCACATCACTTGAATAGCTGATGTCCGATCCATGTTCAAATTCATTAACTTTTAGGCCTTCTTCATTTTCCATTGCTTCTCCTCCTTTATAATCCTAATTCTTTGATACGCTTAATTTTTTTCTTTGTATCAGATTTCTTGTATGCGTATCCTATTTTTTCTCTTATCGGTAAAAACCCATACTGACTAGCGTTTATAGTATGGTCGTTCTTGTCTTCTGGCTGATCTCCATCATAAGCGTATGTGTTTAACTCATGTATATGGACATTACAAGTATCTACGACTAAGTATATAGGGGCTTTTCCATCTGAATTAATCCAGCCTAACATTAAATTAATACGATCAATAATCTTCATACGCTTATCAGAACCAACAATTGTATATGCATTAGGTTTAAGTCGTTTCAACTTATTTAGTTCTGTAATAGTAGCTTGATCGGCATTATCAACATAGACCATTCGAGAAAAGCCCCACTTTTTTCTACACCTATCAAGAAATTGAATAAGATTAGCTGCTACATCACTTGGGGAAAAAGGTATATTTTCGTCTTTATTATTTTTAACTTCTTCTTCGAGTATCACTAATTCTCCAACATCTGTGATTCCTTGAAATATAAACGAAATTGTATCATTCGATTGCGCTGAATAAGATGTATCTACGCCACAAGAAAAATGAACATAGTTCTTACTCATCGCTTTTTGTTCTGTAATCACGTTATTTTTGTATTCGAAATTAGAGAACACAAGGCCTTCCGCTCGACCTCTAATACCTAGAATTTTATTTTTATATAATTTAGTTCCTGTCGGTACAGCAGATATTATTTTCTGTTTCTTTTTTTCAGTTAATCCATCATTATGAGAAAAACCAAAAAACCAGTGAACCCATCCTGCTTTGGGAGACTGGTTCAACTGATCATTAATCTCTCTAGGTGCATCATTTTCATACTCAGGTAATGGCCTAGAATGGTTTATGTACTCGTGATAAATTGGTAATTCAGGATCATCTGGATTTAGAGTAGCCATTACATAATCGGCACGCATAAAAATTTCTCGTACATATTCCATGTCTGCGATATTTATTTCATCAATGTACAAACAACCATATTGGCCACCAAGAACCTTTTTCCAACGAGCTTTATTGTCATAACCAAGAACATAGACTATTTTTTCACCTTTAGATGTTTTATATTTCAAATGCGGTAAACTATGATCTTTATTCCCTTTAGAATGGTAGGTTACCAGATCTCCAAATATATCTATAATTCCCAATTCGGATTGTATAATATTTTTTTCGATTGTACCTAAATCTAAACCGCTAATGATGTGCAGTTTTCTATCTGATTCAGCAACTTTAAAAAGAAATTTTACAGCACCTACAGTGGTCTTCCCAGCTGCTGTGGTCCCCTCGAGAAATTCAACATCTGTGTCATATTTCAGAAATCTTTTATACTTAGGTGACAAAACCAACTCAGTCATCTTCATCACCTAATTGCTGTAAGATACTATCAAGTTTATCTGTTCTTACAGTCGCTGAAATCTCCTGTTTATCAGTGAACAGCGCATGACGTTTACCAAGTAATTCGGCTGCTTTAGTCCTCTCCTCAGTGCTAGGAGTATATTCATAGCTTTTCTGATGCGTAAATATTTCCCCTTCATCATTAGTTGTTTCGGTATTATAAACACCCTTCATTTTTTCACCACGCATGGTGCTAGTGAGATACTCTAGGACTTCTTGTGCATCTGCAACTCTTTCGTTCTGCATCTTTTCTAGCTGTTCATCGATATATTGCTTCACGTTAGCATCTGTTAGCAGTCTACTTGCATTCACTCTTGCTGTGGTGTCTTTTTTTATGTTTGGATATGCGACTTTATACGCTCTCGTACCATTCATATCAATCAGCCATTCATCAGCAAAAACCTGATGTTTTGGATTCCTTATCATGTTATTCACCTCCTATGTAATTTTATGTATAAAAATAGACCACTCACTAAGTGATCTATTATAATTCTTATTGTCCCTTTTTTGCTCTATCCCATTCAGTTTTTAGATATTCACGAAAAATATTACGTATACGAGTAATTGAATTATCAATCAAACCTCTCATTTTACTAGCGTAAGTTTTATCAGTTTTTGGCAAATACATATCGTAGAAACCTGGTCTCGCTTCTCTTGCCTCTATATCTTTTATAATATTTACAGAATCTGATAATTCTTTCTCAATAGCCTTATGCTCGTCTTTTTTGCTGAAATGAAGTAATATTTTTTCTGCAGTTAAAATGGATGCTTGTATACAAATCATTAATTCATCTTCTTTTTTTAATTGTTTTATTTTTAACTCCCTTTGTCTATCAATATAAGTTGATTCTTGAATCGTTTGCTTCTCTAAACCACTTAATTCCTCTTCAATATCTTGCATTCTGCTAACCAATATTTTAATATCGAACAGATAAGATAAATATTTACTAACTAAGTTTCGTACCTCGGTAATCCATTCTATTCTTGCCTTTGCTTTTAAATTAGCGTCAATTTGTTTTTGAGTTATTTCTTTTTGAAGTTCTTCATTTTTCTTTGTCTGTCTATAATTAATATATACATTTGCAAAAATTCCCGCTATAGTTCCACCAAAAGGAATCCATAATTGCCACCATTCCATCTAAAGCACCCCTGATAATTTTTTATTTAAGTATACCAAAGGTTTAGTTTTTATAATAGCAGCACTCGCAACCCTATAGAAAAAAAGAGAAGGCTCTTCACCTCCCCTCTAATAAGAGAACGTATCAGTTTGCGAGTGATAGTGTGATCAGTGTTAGCAACGAGATAATATTTATTTTTGATTTCCTTATACTTCTCACACTACTAATTTACCATATTGACTACAGTTAAAATTCCCAACAAATTCCCATTACAATCCTAATTCTTCTGCGACTCTTTCAAAAAAAGTATTTCTTAATCGATAGGCTGTGTTTTTACTGATAAATAACTGTTGAGCTACCCCTAATAAAGTGAGTGTTGGTCTGTTTTTTAAGTAAAGCTCTTCAATGATTACCCGCGTCTGTTCATCCGATTCTGCTAGGCAACTTTGGATAATATTGCGGTTCCTTTCTAAATTCCATAACCGACGATCTGTAGCGATAGTAATAGCTAACCGTTCAGTCGTAGCCGAATTAGTCCCTTTGCCTTGAATATCGCCATTGATATCCGTTTCTTTATACGGATGTCGTAGTTCTAACTCTCGTTGCCGAATATAGTCATCGGTTTTATAATAGTCTCCTAAAATATCTTTGATATAGTTAAATGTTGACGTCCGCAACTAACCATCATCTCCTAATACTGTTATCGGTCTACCGTATTTTAAAATTTTCCATTCGCCATTATAATGTTTGTTATAAAAATCTGCATTACGTTTAGCTTCTGATAGTGTGTAAAACGTTCTTCTCAGATACTCAACATAAACGCCATCGACTTGTCGCCCTAAAATATAAACTTCTGGATAACTTAGCATTGCTTATCCTCCCTTAAGTACATTTTGGAGCTGACGTATCCCTCTATTAGTTTGACGGTAAACTAATATCACTAAGTTTCTATCAACGCATTTCAAGTCAACATATTCAAAAACATCACCTGGATTTTTCTTGTTTAAATCTTTAAAAAATCCAGTAATGTGAACATCGTAAGGTTGAGTATTGAATTCTTTAAATTTAATCATTTATTGATCCTCCCACTTCTCAACCGTACCGTTCACCCAATCAGCAATAACAGTTGCTTTTGTTTTGTCTTTAAAAAATAACGGGTCTTCTTCACCAATGTGTCTAAAAACAGGCTTCTCAAAATTATTATTTATAAATCTAGCTAAATAGTGTTTATAAAAACTGTTGTTGGGAATGCTTATTACATACGTTGGTTCTTTCTCGACTTCGTAGCCGTCAAGCCAAGCATGAGCAAACGTCTCTTCATTATCATCTATCCATTTATCAAGGCCATCGTTAATTGGATAAGACATATATATTGGATCATACGACTGCATAAATCCATAGCCTTGTCTTTTAGCATATTTAACCCAGTCAGCCACAACTTGTGGTATCACGACTTTTTTCGGTTCGTCTAGTTGTTTTAAATCGTCTAGGATTTCTTTTCGTGCAACGCCATAACCTGCAATATACATTTCATTTAAAGATGGATTAACTGGAAAGGCACTTATTTCATATGACGGAACACCTTCCTTACTTTCCCATTTCTCAATCAATTTTTGGTTATTCATCGCTAATTCTCCTTTTTTCCATCCCATTGTTCCAACAAATTGATAATAGCTGCAATATGATTGGAATATTCACTTATTTCAGATTTCAATATCCATTTTCCATGATACGTATAGGCTATTACACGACAAAGTCGTTTTGAATAAATACTTGGGACGCCAGTATCACTTGCCCATCCTAAAACCAATTCAGGAAACGTTTGTTCTATTCTTGTTTTTATTTCTTGATTATTAAGTTTATTCATCGCTGTTCCTCCATTCTTTCATAGAAAATCACTCAAACTAAATCCCACACTGTGCATATAGCACAATTCGTTACATACCATATATCTTTTATGGTATTCATTTTTAAGACTTAATCTGTTGTCGCATTCTACACAATAAAGTTTTACTTTTTTGTCTGGATACCCATTTTTAATTAGCCATTTTTTTAATTGTTTATTTTTTTGACGTTTATTCATCGCTAATCCCTCTTGAAACTGTTAAAACAGTAGACAGATGTCCGTTATTACGCAAATATTTCAATAAGTCCTCAGTATCAGATACATCTTCATCTCCTCCGTAATAGATGCTTTCAATTATTACAGCTAAATCTATATAGCTTATTTTTAATTGTTTCATTTCACTTCCTCCTTGCGTTTCTCAACACCATCAGACCAAGCAGCGTAATAATCGAAGTCCCAGCCATCATCTCTTGGGTTTTCGTCCAAACAATCTGGATCATGCATTAATACGGCCTGTTTCACTTCTTTGGATTCATCTTCTAGTTCATCTATCAAATCATCAGGTACCTCAATTGAGACTAATTTTACTGTTTCGTCTTCATCGGGCTCATCGGCCATTAAGTAGTCTTTTTCATCTTCGAATTCTTTATTTGCCTGTCCTTTACTTTCTGTCCAATGTCCAGTATTTTTTGAACTTTCATATCGATATAGTTTCATTCCGATTCCTCCTCATCCAAATCTATATACTCACCCTTACTCAAAAGATTAAAAGCCATATCACCATCATCATTTTCCGTTTCTCCTAAACAGTCCTCATAAAGGAAAGCGCAATAGCCGGTTGGGTATAACGTTACACAGTCTTTATGGTAATAATCATTGTCTACTTGTATAACGTCGTCATCCCATTTGAAATAGTCAGAACATGCTTTGCATTTTTCAAGACTCATTCAGCTTCCTCCTGTTCAATGGCCCAACAGCCAAACGCTTGTAAGACTTGTAATTGCCCAATTTTTGACATATATCTGTAACTTCTATAGACAGGTCTACCACGATAGTCTGGTTTTATAGAATTGACTCTCAGTCTCCAAAATAATTCTATAGGTTCAATATTTGTGACTGTATATTTTTCTTTCAACCAATCAAGCACAACCTGCTGATTTTCGTTTAGATATGGCCTTTTAAAACCTTTGACGATGTACAAAATATCTTCTGCTGACATATTTGCTTCTATGCGATCCATTTCTAGTTGACGTTCAATTTCTTTTATTAGTTCATGCATTTAATTTCCCTCCAATAATTCTGGGTTTTCGTGTATATTTCCAATAACTTCATATTCTTCGCTGTCAATGAATTTAACCGATGTTAATTTTCCATTTCTTAACATTTTTTTGCAGAATGAGCCTTTTTCAAATACAATGATGCTATTATTTATATGCGATTCGAAAGGAATGTAATATAATACATCACCCTCAAAAATTTCAACGCCGTTCTTGTCTTTCAAGCCTGTTGATTGCATGATGACATAAGGAAATTCATCCCAATTAAAAGTTGTATCATAACTTACTATCTCTATTTCAGACGTACCAGGACTGCCTTTAATCTGAAAATCCGTAATTATGGCCATCATGCTATTCGATTCATCAAACAAAGGTGTAACATTTTCTAGCATTTCTTTCTCGTAGGTATCCCACGCTCTAAACTTCGGTATCATTTTGCACCTCTTCATAGCGAACACTAAACACATGAGGATCGCTGTACAAGTCATTTACTGATTGCTCCATCTCAGCAATTGTCTTGTTGTATTTCATAATTGTGTCCTGCAATTCTTCACCCATGAAACACTGTTTGTAAATCAATCTGTAATTTTTTCTCATGTTCAAACCCTCCACTCCCTTCTATAAATTCACTGGCTCATTTTTATAACCAGCATCAATCAAAATTCCCTCGATCACATAAAGGTCCGTTTTCTGCTTTAAACTAGCCTTAAATTTCTTGGCAATATTTCTAGCTGTTTCTAAAGAAACGACCTCATATGTTTTAGCCAATGTATCCGCAATAATAGCGGATGTTGGCGTGTAATAAATCTCCAGCAAAATGAACACTCGCTTTCATTTCATAAATCTAATTTAAATGTTCAGCTTTATATTCCCAAAATTTGTTTCTAGGCATTCCTAACGCTTCTATGATTGCATTCACTGAATAACCAATCCACTGCAAATACAAATATTCTTGAATGGTAAACTTGTCTTTATCAATTGAGTTGATTGGTTTAGATTTATCCATTGTTTGCTCACCAATATCCTTACCAAGCATTTTAATTTGACGATAGACCATGCTTTTGGGATGTTTATACCAGTCCGGATTCTCATTCATTAGCTTGAGCATTTCTTTTCGCTTTTGCTTTTTTTCAGCTTGAATACGTGCTATATCTTCAAAAATTACACTGTTCATTTCTTTAACCTCCTAGAACGGCAGATCATCATCGCTAATGTCGATTGAATTACCTGCATCTGCGAACGGATCCACATCTCCACCAAACGACATTTGTTGGCTGTTATTTTGCTGATTTAAGCCTTTATTTTGATTTGTGGCATAATTACTCTCGAAATTATTTTGAACGCTTGTACCGTCATTCTGTGACGTCTGGATGCTATTTCTATTTTCATTGGTACTTTTTGACTCTAATAATTGGAAACTTTCGCAAACAACTTCAGTCACATAGACACGTTGGCCTTGTTGGTTGTCATAATTACGAGTTTGAATTCTTCCAACAACTCCTAATAATGTTCCTTTGCGAGCATAATTAGCCATTGTTTCAGCAGGCTTACGCCAAATTACACAGTTGATAAAATCCGCTTCTCGTTCGCCGTTTTGGTTTGTAAAATTACGGTTCACAGCAAGAGTAAAGCTTCCAACTGCAGAACCACTTGCGGTGTAGCGTAAATCTATATCTTTCGTCAGCCTTCCGATTAATACCACATTATTTATCATTCAAATCACTCTCCTTAACGAACACACCATTGACATTTTTTCCCTTACGATCTTTAATCTCGTTATACGCTTGGTTCAGACATTCATATAAATCCATATCATTTTGCATAGCGAGAATAACTAGTGTCACAACAACATCACCGATACCATCCCTTAAATCATTTTTATTATTTCTTGCTAATGCTGCTGCGACTTCTCCGACTTCTTCAACCACTTTTAGCATTTGTTTCTCAGGCTCTGCGATATCTAGATTTTTTTCTCTTGCCCATTTCTCAATTAATTTAACTAATTCATTCATCATTTACCCTCCAAGTATTCTTTTATTTGTCTATCAAGCTCAGCTTGTTCCTCTGACGAAAGTTTCTCTTCTTCTTGCTTCTGATTGTTAGCCCAATCAGGTAACTTTTCTTGTCTCATTGGCACCTTAGAATAGGCTGGCAGTTTATTTGTTTTAGATAAATCATATTCATCGTTATAACGATCATCACGGATCCAACGAAATAATTCTTGTGGATGGTACCAATCGTTTAATTTAATATACGCAAGATATTCTTTATATCCTTTTTCGAACTGGACCAAATCTTCTTCTGACTTAAATTTCTTTAAAAATTGTTCTCTAGCTTTTTTCTTGTTGGTTTTCTTTGGATAAGTTTTCCAAACTTTTTCGAATAATTCAGGCATAGTTGAGCTCGGCTCAACACTATTCTTTTTATTCTTTGTATTATTCTCTGTATTATTAAGTAATGTATTATTATCTTTGGCGTTTTCGCCTATACCCCTATAGTTATTTTCACCTATACCCTCTAGTTGTTTTCGCCTATACCTATCGGTAATTTTAACTACACGTCTCTCTATTGATTTTGTCCCTGATTTGTACTGATAACTTACGTCAATGTAGCCTTTTTCTTTTAATCCGGATATAAGTTTAGAAACCCTATCTTTACTAAGACCAAAGAAATTTGAAAAGTATTCATTGCTAGCAAAACAGCCATTTTCATTGTCTAAACTATCGATCTCAACTATCAAAAATTTTTCTATCCAGCTTAATTCATCATCAAGCCAAACGTTTTTAGGGATCCAAATACCTTTAAACGCTCTCTCCATTTGTTATCCCCCTATGTTTAATTTTTTACGTTCATCAGTGTTCAATTTCACCGGTTTAATTTGATACTTATTCAAGAAGTTCTTAGTGCCTATTTGGTGTTCCTCTTGATGGTGTTGACGGCAACCAGCATAAAATGTGAATGTCTCATGATTGATTTTTTTACGATTACGCCCCATACCAACAACCTCAATGTGACAAACGTCAGCATGCTTACCGCAAATACAGCACTTACGATATTTCAGGCAGTAATAAAACCATTTGTTGTTTTCAAGCAAGTATTGGTATCTTTTTTCCAATGGTATATCGTTTTTCAAAATGAATTCAATCAAGAAACCAATCCACTCAGTCGCTTCATTCTTGGTAGCTCGACTATGTTCAAAATAAACACCACTCTTAGCCTCGTAGTAGTATTTCAAGACACTTTCAATCCATTTGGGTTCGTCATAGCTCCAACGTGCCACATCGGCTATTAGAACGTGAGAAAGTGCATTCTGTTTTTGAGACATCTGTCGATTATCTAAGAATTCAACTTTCGCTAAATTATCATCGTTATTAGCCAGAAGTTCGAGAAAATTTGAATTTATTTCATCCTCAAATTCGATGACCAATTTATTCCCTTTGTGGTTTATGATTTTTCCAATCATTCAATCACTTCTTTTCAAAATCATTTGCAATAGGAGGATTTGCCTCGTCAAATAATTCTGTTTGTTCTTCATCTAGTTCGTTTTCACTTTGTTGTTCTACACTAGGAACTTCAATCTTTTCTAACATTTCTTTCATACGCTCAAGAACTTTAGTTTTTACGTTTTTTAAAGGTACGTTGTTAATCTTGCTGTGCAACTCTTTAAACATATTTTCATGATTTTCAGATTGTGTAGCAAGTTCTGTAATACTACTAATTAATTCATCTTTTAATTTTTCTAAATCTATTCCTTCGCTACTCCATTCATATATTTTTTCGCCTACTTCTTTTGTTATTTTAAAAGGCATATTAAACATATTTGAGTTATCTTTGGTAGCTTCCGCTATGTGGTCCTGATCAATACGTAAAGCGATAGCAAATTCATATTCCAAACTATCTTTTTGATCAGGTTTCAACCCTAGTTTTACTACTTGTGTTTTACCTTGTTCATTTTTTTCCATGTCGTAGGCTTGCTTACTTCTAGACGTTCCAATCACATACATTGAATTTCCTGTTACTAACTTAAGAAATTCTTTCTCTAATGGTTTTACTTTATTCCAAGCCAACATTTGATTTTTAGAGTTGCCTCTCTGATGGTTTTCTACTTGTTCTAAAATGCCACCTTCACCACTCCAAGCATGTGTTAGAGAATCGACTATGACCACCTCTACCCCAGCTTGTTTGAATAAATTAAAAGCCTGTATATATCGCTGTACAGTAAATGGTGCTTCAAAATCAATATGCAAAAATTCCCCTATGTCGACATTCCCAATAGTTGAATCAGCATATAACAACGATCGTTTGTGCTCAGTGTCAATGACACCTATTTTTTCCCATTGTTCTTGTTCTGATAAGTCTGAATGCATTTTTTCAATAATTCCTTTAGCAATAAACAACGCACTTACTGTTTTTCCACTACCACTTGCGCCAGTTATCATGATAGGAACTTTTATTTTTTCGCGTTTAGCCTTTTTTATTTCCATATTGAAACCTCCTATCTAATTCTCAAACTCTTAGTTTGAACTAATTCTGCACCTTTGATTTCCCCATGTTTCAGTTCTTCTTTCAAAGCTGTTTTATCAACTTTGGGAGGTTGAGGAATTAAAAAGCCAATAGGAATTAATTTTTCGTCTATAATATTCACGGAAACTGGATTGTTTTGAATTCCTACATTGAATAATTCGCCCTTGATTTTCGTTTTGCCTACCTTTTCCATTTCATCTTGCAGATATCCTTTTAGATTCTTTACATTGTTAGAAAGCGTTGTTTTTCGTGACTGTAGCCGTTTGATTTCTTTTTCAACAATAGATATGTTGCTTTCAAGTTCTTTAACTACTTTTGCTGTGTTTTCTACTTTTAAATCGATTGAATCGCTAATACTATCTAACGTATCTTTTAATGTTCCATCATCAAGCTCTTCAGCTAATGACAAAACTTTTAAATAATCGTTGCTAAGTTCATAAAGTGTTGCCACGGCTATCTTCCTCCTCGTCATACTCCCATTCTGGTTCGATTTTCTGTAATTCTTCTAACGGCTCTGTTAAAAATTGATCTAGCGCATCTGCTTCACTACGATTCATTCACAAGACCTCGTTTCTGTGATATAATTTTTCTTGTATAATTTTTGTATGTGCCTTAATCGTTGGCAGACGATTGGGCATTTTTTTATAACTTCCGACAAAAATCAGCAAATTCATCGCTTGTTACCTCTTTGAAACATTCGACTTTCTTCTCTTTTCCATCAGAATAATAAATATTGATAATTGGAGTATCCCAATCACTTCCTGGAATTCCAGCAATAGTCTTTACTTTTCCCAAGTCAATAATATATTTGCCTTTTTCCCAAACAGTTTCGGCAGTCCAAAAGTAATCTGAGAGAGTTCCTAAACATACTTTATCAACATCTGCATTATCCACTTCGACATCGATTAGATCTTTAGCTTTTTTAAAATCATATAATTTTGGCATTCAAATACCTCTTCTCTTTTTTTGTTGAGTAATATATATCTGCCCCTTTTGTTGCTGGTACCATAAATCAGCAAGTTTTTTCGTTTGCTGTAATTTTTCTTTCCTTGTCATTTATTTACCTCTCTATCTTCAAGAGCTAAGTCATAAAATAATGTCCAAATAATGAACAATCCAATATACACATTTTGGATGATTGGATTAAAGTTTCCACCCACTATCAACCCCAATCCGAAAACGATTAGCAATACTGCAATTCTTCTTAAGTTATAAATTTTTCTCATTTCATTTCTCCTTATACATGGATTCTATTTTGAATCTCTAAGTATCTTAAAAATTCAAGTTCTCTTTCAATTTGATATGTTTTTCCTTCGGTCAGTTGTTCTGATTGTCTAAGCGCTGCTCTATCATCTTGTAGCTGTTTCCGCTCTTTTTTGATTTGGTTGAGTATCCAGCTTTCTTGTTCTATTGTATAAGCCACATTGACACTCCTAACTTTGTTTGACTCCGTTGAGACGTTCAGCTAGTTCTTTGTATGGGTCTGTGATACTCCGTTCCTTTAAAGATTCATGATATTTATCTTGGATATTTTCTTTAGACATTTAAAATTCTCCTCTGATTACCAAATTTTGATATAATTAGTTATTAGCATGTTTGTGCTAAAATAAATTAAGGCGGTGAATAGCATGGATATGATTCCTGTTTCTTCTAGCAATATGGTTGCTGCAGGATATGACTCTTCTAGCCAAGAGCTGACGGTCCAATTCCACAACGGAGCATACACGCATTTAGGTGTACCTCAATATGTCTACGATGGTCTAATGTCGTCCCCTTCAAAGGGCAGCTACTACCATCAAAACATCAAAAGATACCCTTACAGACATGGATACTAATTAATTCCATTCAGGTGTTGGCTCTGACCAGTCAACACTTGTCTGTTCGATTCTGTCTATGCTGATTTCAATTTTTGTATTAGGGTTGCTTTGTTCTTTTAATATCTCTACAATTTCCAACGCTAGTTCGCGTATTTTTTCTTTTCCTTCTTCATTCATTTCAAATTCCCTCCTATTCGATACCTAATATGCTACTTAACATATCTACTTTTTGATAAATAAGGTCTTGATAGTCTTTAATCCCAAAATCATCACTTAGATTAATTTCTAGTAACTCCCGAATTTCATTAATAACACTTTTTACTGTCGGTTCTTCAGGAGCAAGACCTTCGTATTCCATTTGTTCTTGTAACGTATAGTACACATCGTTTAAATTTTGCCCTTCCAGATTTACCAATTGGTTGGCTGATTCTTCTGAAACGATAGTACTCAAGAATTCCTTTACTGCTCGTTTTTCTTCAATATCCATCCTAATTCTCCTTCCAGATTCCGTATTTAATAGCAAAATCTTTAACAACTGCTAAATAGATTTCTTTTAGTCGTTTGTCATTGTCTATGACATCTAATTTATTTGTATTCCTGATTTTGGTTTTCGAAGCACCTTCGTATGCCATGCGATTTTTTAAATTGGTTAAACGTGTTTTCAACGATGAGCCAGCTCGACGATCTACTTCGTTATAAATCGCTGTTTGTATTTCTTGATAAGCACCAAATTCACCTTGTGTTTTTGCCATCTTATTAACCAGGCTACGGCATTCTTTGCGCCAATCAGTTGTATTTAAAGCGATAATATCCGTGATGTTATCTACCTTGTTTTCAAGACGTTTGTTCGCTATTTCTTGTTTTGCGAGTGATTGGACTACGCTATTCATGAATTGTAGTTCTGGACTTAAAGTTGACGTATCTAATTGTTCCTTGATGTGATTTTCCATTTGATTAAAAGCCTCAATATATTTCAGTTTGAACTGCAATGCCTTTTGACCAGTGAACCCCATTGCTAATAAAGTGAAGCCGTCGCGATTCATGATAACTTGGCGATAGGATTGTTTGTTTTGCGGATGAATGTAGGTATCTTCGTAAAATAGGTCTGTCCAATTTTGGACACCCTCTTTCAAATTATCCAAGTCGCGCAAAACATGTTGATGATTTTTATTGAATGTCTCTGCAATTTGTAAACTACTTGTTACTGCTTGTTCATTTTTCATAATTACTAAGTCTGCCATTTTCTTCCTCCTGTAACGTTTATTTGTTTCGCTTATACTTGTTTTTTTCCCGCCAAACCAAAAATTCATCAAATTTCTGAATGTGAATAATTGGCATGCATGATGTAACGAGTCTATATCCATCTTTAAATTCTTTATGTTCCTTAAACTCTCTCAGAAGTTTTTGAAATGTTGGTTTGTGATGCTGATAGCCAAAATAAATAATTGCTTCATCTTTTGCCATCCACGCTTGCTGTACTTCGATAGTCTTTGCTAGTGTGATTTGTGACATTTCTTTTATTACTGTCTCTTATACACATCTCCGAGCCCACGAGACTAGGCATGATCTCGT